GGTTTAGCCGTTTACCAACCACACTGGCGCGGCATCATGTCCAGAAGCTGGTACCAGACCTGACAGATTATCAGTGGTACAAAGGATATGCAGATGTCATTGATAAACTGGTTACAAAGTGCTGGCAGGAAGAAGCATATGCAGAGACACAATTGAGAAAAGTGACAAGATAAATGATTTTCGCCGAAGATAGCGACATGATGCTTGCATTTTTCAAAAAATATGGATAAGATTTTCCCAACGATGGGCTTTGTATGTCTACCGTTGATAAGATTTAAGAACCCGCCACTGAGCGGGTTTTTTGTACCTGTAAACTTGGTGCAGTACAGTAAACACGCTGGTGGTCGTGAATACTGACTTTTTATCTTGCTGGATTTTTAGACAAGAGTTATTGGTATGTCATGTTAACCAGAAGGGAAAAAGACATGCTAAAACAGCAAGATATGACAGAAACCGCCGCCGCAGTCCTTCATTTCTTACCTGCTGACAAGTGGGTAACGCCACGCATGATGACGAGAACTACCGGAGTAAGCGAAGCCCGGTGCCAGTTAATACTGACTCAGTTAGTTCTGGCGGGTCTGGCGAAGGATAACGGCGGGTACGGGAATAAATTCAGACGCTGCCAGTAATGGCGGTTTCCTGCTGTGAAAATGGGCGGCTGGTGGGTGTTGGTAGCACCTGCCAGCCATTCGCTCATGCTTACTGGTCACAAGCGAACCACGGCCCACTGCTTTAGCGCAAAAGCAGAGTGAGCCTACCAGAGTTACGCTTACTGATCCATGAAAAATACTGTAAAAATAAACAGTGTTGATTTAATCAACGCTGATTGCCTGCATTTTATTCAGTCCCTGCCTGATGATTCCATTGACCTGATTGTTACCGATCCGCCTTACTTCAAGGTGAAACCTAACGGTTGGGACAATCAGTGGAAAGGGGACGAAGATTACCTTAAGTGGCTGGACCACTGTCTGGCCCAGTTCTGGCGGGTGCTGAAACCTGCCGGAAGCCTTTACCTGTTCTGTGGACATCGCCTGGCATCTGATATTGAGATTATGATGCGTGAACGTTTCAACGTGCTTAACCATATCATCTGGGCGAAGCCGTCCGGACGTTGGAATGGGTGTAATAAAGAAAGTCTGCGTGCATATTTTCCTGCCACAGAGCGCGTTCTGTTTGCTGAACATTACCATGGGCCATATCGTGGCAAAAGTGACGGCTATGCGGCAAAAGAAAGGGAACTCAAACAGCACATAATGGCACCGCTGATATCGTATTTCAGGAATGCTCGTGCCGAACTGGGTATAACGGCAAAACAAATTGCCGAAGCCACAGGTAAGAAAAATATGGTTTCCCACTGGTTTGGTGCCAGTCAGTGGCAGTTGCCGAATGAGGCTGACTACCGGAAGTTACAGGCACTGTTTTCCCGTATAGCGGCAGAGAAGTTTCAGGAACAGCAACTGGAACAACCACACCACCAGCTGGTGGCATCTTATGATTCACTGAATCGCAAATATTCTGAATTGCTGGATGAGTTTAAATCACTCCGGCGCTATTTCTCCGTATCAGTCTCCGTGCCTTATACCGATGTCTGGACGCATAAGCCCGTTCAGTTCTATCCGGGTAAACATCCGTGCGAGAAACCGGCGGATATGCTCCGGCAAATAATCAATGCCAGTAGTCGACCAGGCGATCTGGTTGCTGATTTCTTTATGGGATCCGGTTCCACAATAAAAGCAGCAATGGCGCTGGGGCGTCGGGCGTTAGGTGTTGAACTTGAGTCAGAGCGGTTTAATCAGACGGTGAAAGAGGTAAGTGAACTGGTGGGGAAATAATTCTGGTGGCCACGTTGCGTGGCCTTTTTATTTCCAACACAGCACCCGCAAATATCGCGAGGTGAGAGATGACGAAATGCCTCATAACCCAAATACCTGGCCGGACTGGCTGGAGTTGTTTCAGAGCTGGTGGCGTGGAGACACACCGCTGGGTGCAGTGATTATGTCGATCGTTATGGCTGGTTTGCGCATCGCCTATTTTGGCGGTGGTGGTGGCTGGAAGCGAAAAACGCTCGAGATTTTGCTCTGTGGCGCTCTGACGCTGACCTTTGCATCCGCTCTTGAATATGTCGGATGGCCTAAATCGCTTTCTGTTGCCATTGGTGGTGGCGTGGGGCTGATCGGTGTCGATGCTATTCGTGGGGCTGCAATGCGAGTAATCGGTAACAAGTTTGGTAGCTCGAAGGAGTAATTTATGCAGGTACTAAATTCCCAGCGTAAAGCTTTCCTGGATATGGTTGCATGGTCAGAAGGAACGGATAACGGGCGACAACCGACATGTAACCACGGTTATGATGTTATTGTCGGCGGTGAACTGTTTACTGATTACTCCGATCACCCTCGCAAACTTGTCACGCTAAACCCAAAACTCAAATCAACAGCAGCCGGACGTTACCAGCTTCTTTCCCGTTGGTGGGATTCCTATCGTAAGCAGCTTGGCCTGAAAGACTTCTCTCCGAAAAGCCAAGACGCTGTGGCATTGCAGCAGATTAAAGAGCGTGGCGCTTTACCGATGATTGATCGCGGTGATATCCGTCAGGCTATCGATCGTTGCAGCAATATCTGGGCGTCGTTACCTGGTGCAGGTTATGGTCAGTATGAACATAAAATCAGTGACCTGATTTCCCGGTTTAAAGAGGCTGGTGGGGTGGTAAATGAAGTTGAGCTATAAGCTGGTTATCGCTGGTTTCTTCGTTACTGTCATTGGTTCTTTCATCTGGTCGGCCAACCACTACTACAGCAAATATCAGTACGAAAAGAAACGTGCTGATGAGGCTGTACGAAATGCTGAATCAGCAACTGCCATTACCAATAACGTCCTGCAATCACTGCAAATCGTCAATACAGTTCTGGAGGCTAACCAGCATGCAAAAGAGCAGATCGCACTGGAGTCACAGAGAACCCAGGAAGATATCAAAGTGGCTGTTGCGGATGATGATTGTGCTTCACGTCCTGTTCCTGCTGCCGCTGCTGACCGGTTGCGGAAGTACGCGGACAGTTTACGTGAACACTCCGGCGGTACCACTGCCAGCCAGCCTGACTTCTGAAACACCGATTCCAGTTGTACCTAGTCCACTGACATATGGTGCTAGCTTGGAACTGAATGCGAGTTTGTTATCTGCATTAGCGCAATGCAATAGAGATAAAAAGGATATTCTAAAAATAGGATATCAAAATGAATAAATATTTTCCGGAAAATGATTATAACTGTGCTATAAATATAATCACCAAATAATATAAAGGTGAGTTATGGAAAGGTTTATAAAATCAATTGAATCTTCAATTGAAAGTGAGAATTGGTTAGCGGCATTGTTTATGGCTCTTGCTATGCCTGATATTTGCAGGAGCGTTGAACGTCCCAAAATAGGTAAGGGTGAAACAGGGAAATGGTATAAAGATTGGGTTTCTCGTTATCTTGAAAATAAATATACATCCGGTACACATGAACAGTGTCGATTTTATGCGGATGATTTTTGGCTGTATCGTTGTTCTTGTTTACATGCTGGACAGGATCCAGAGAACAGGAAAAGAATGATGCAGTTTAATTTTACACCACCACCTAGGCAAAATTGCCAAGTGCATTTAAATCACTTAAATGGCAAACTTCAGTTGCAAATAGATGTGTTTTGTCGAGACATGATTGAGGCAGTCAATCAATGGCGTACTGAGGTCGAGGATACGCCAGAAATTAAGGCTCGTATGGATTCTCTGATAAATATATCATTAGCATCTTTTGGAACATTCATTTCATTTGGTTAAATATATTAATGAAGTGAATTTTACAGTGGGTACTAAAAGGTTCACTTCATTTAATGATTTCCCTAAAACAAATTTTTTTTAGAGGAAACTATTTAGGACATTAATAATGCCCCCTCGAACCCCAAAAGCCTGCCGCGTTCGCGGTTGCCGCCATACCACTACTGATCCGTCAGGCTACTGCGAAAGCCACAAAAGCGAAGGCTGGAAGCAATACAAGCCAGGTCAGTCCCGTCATCAGCGCGGTTATGGTTCGAAGTGGGACGGTATCCGCGTGCGCGTCCTGAAGCGTGACAAAGGTTTATGTCAGTTATGTCTGCGTGCTGGTGTGGTGCGTGAGGCGAAAACTGTTGACCACATCATCCCTAAAGCGCATGGCGGCACTGATGCCGACTGTAATCTGCAGAGTCTGTGCTGGCCGTGTCATAAGGCGAAGACGGCCCGTGAACGGTTGAAGTGATAATGATTCTCAACTGCCTGAGGGGAGGGGCGGGTCAAATCCCTGCGGCCTGACGTCTTCCGGACTG